GGTAACACCACTGCCCAAGGCGCTGCCGCTGAGCACCTGAGTGCCGTTGATGTAATACGCCTTCCCGCTTGCGAGATTGACGTGTTCGCTAAACGTCCACGCATCAGTGGCATCCACCCAGTTGATGGTCTTATCGGTGGTGCCCTTGAGCGTGATGCCGCCACCATCAGCGGTCACATCGGTCGGACTGGTGACTTGACCGACAACGATGTTCTTGTCTTCGACAATCAGGTTTTGTGTGTCGATCGTGGTGGTCGTGCCATTGACCGTTAGATCACCTTGGATCGTGACGGCTGCATCAAACGTCGCGGCGCCGGTTACATCCAGCGTGCCGGGCACATCAATGTTGCTCGCCCACTCAACATCCGTCCCATTGGCTGCGGTCTGCAGCAGCTGCCGGGCACTGCCATCGACCAATCTATTGACGGGAATCTCGGCGCCAAGACCAACCACATAAGCAAGGCTTGTCCATGCCGTGGTGCCATCACCGACCTTCCAGTAGCCGGTGTCAGATTCCAGGCCGATCTCACCCGCCAGCAGCGTTGGGTTCTGCGTTGTCCAATTCGCTGCAGTGTCGCGCCGTTGCTTCTGCAGCGCGGATAGGGTGATGCTCATGCTGCGCCTCCAGGGGTGATCACATAGGTGCGAGCTGGCGTGGCAGAGGCTAGACCACCTTCGACAATATAGTCGCGGACAGGAGTTGCGCCAGCCAGGCCGCCATCGATGATCAGATCGCTCAGGTCAATCGGTTGCGTTTCAAGCTCGACTTCAACATTGAAGCGACCGCAAGAGGCATGACTGACCACCAATGCCTTGCTGTATTTCCAGGCGTAATCCGACAGCAATGGCACCGGCGGTGTTGCCATGCCGTTCCACGTCTCAGTGGACAGAAAAAAGATGTTGTAGGTGCCTTGCCGATCCAGGTAATGCGCCTTGAGCAGCAAGAAGTCGGCCTCAACCAAGTTGAGATAACGCAACTGCAAGCTCTGCCCGATACGCCGGTTGCCGCGCCTAAAACCATCGCTCATGCCGCTGAGCGATGTCTGCCGTGCCTGCGGCGTGTTGCCTGGCGTGAAGACTCGAGTCGAGGGGATCAGAGCTGGATATGTCATGGCGCGATCTCCGAGATCAACTCCACATCCACGTTGTAGACGAGCGGTGCAGCTTGATCAATGCTGATCTCACTGGCGTAACGCCACTCATAAGTGGCGGTGATCGGCGCCGTGGTGAAGCCTGTCCAGACGATGGCAGGCAGATCAAACGGCAGCAGGGTGCCTTCTTGGCCGTTGTAGTGATCCAAGAACAGATACATATCTGACTCGCTGAGATAGGTGAAACCCAGCTTGAGCAGCTGATTCACACGATCAGTGCCTTGCAAGAATCTGACCGTGGCGCCACTGGTGCCGGTGTAGACCAACTGCGGATAGTCACCGAAGCTGATCTGACGGCTGGCTGGTTCAAGCGTCGGGAAAGTAGCCATCAGATCACCTCGAATGTGCCATTGACCATTTCAGTGCTGATTCTGGCGATGTCGCTGCCATTGACCGGAAACTGCATGGCGCTGATCGTTGAGATACCGGCGCTGCTGTGCTTCACGTTTGTCACCTGATACCACTCGGTCTCGGTGCGGTTGTCGCCACGACTGTTGATGCGTTGCCGCTCCACCTTGATGATCTGCGTCGGGATGAGGCTGGTGGTGAGCAATGCAGTGGAGAAGCTGATGGTGTGGACTGAATACTTGCGGCGCGCCAGCTCATACTTGCCATAGAGCGTGGCGTGAGCGGCTGAGGTGCAGAAGTCAGTCATGTCATATTGCTGCGTTGGCGCATTGGCATCAGTGCCGGGGTATCGCACGGTGGTGGTTCGCTGGATGCCGATGGTGAGCGGATCGGCCTCACGCCAGACCAGCGAGATGTTCACAGCTCGCCGCTGATCGGCATCGAGGTATTCCTTCTGGAAACTGCCTGGCAGGATGTCATCTTCAGTGAATGTGAGCACCGGCGTCAGTGCCGTCACCTTGATGCCGTTGCTGGCGTTCAGTGGCAACAGCGGCTGCAGGCTGTAACGGCCATTGCTTGAGACAAAGGACAGCAAGAAATAAGGTGCAGTCTTGCTGATGTAGTCGATCGTATTGACCGACTGCTCGATGATGCCATTGAAGTAGGTGGCATTATTCGCGCAGAAGGTCGCCAGCGTCTGCAGGTTGCTCACATCAATCGGTGCAGCCAACGCATTGGTGCTTGCCCCGCTTGCACGTTTCATCAGCGTGAATAGATACATTGCCAGATCAACGAACTGATTGCTAGCACCAGTGGCATAGACGCCACTCACCAAGCCGCCGCTGTAAAGATCGACGGTGGTGCCGTTTTCGTAGAACAGCGAGATCTGCCTGGTGGTAGTTGGATAAGAACCGGAATCCGGCGGATCGTATATATTCCCAGTAATTTGCAAGAAGGTAATATCGGCAAAAGTGGTGTAGTTAGCCGAACTTGGTGGTGATGTGGGATCTGAATATGGACTAAGCTGAAACTCATCCTGAGTGCCAATCAGAGTACCAGTGCTAGCAGGATTTGCCAAATTTATTTGATTATTTACCGTGCCAGAGCCATAGACGATTGTGAAGGGTCCAGTGGCTCCAATATCTGTGAAGATTGTTGGGTCAGGCAATTCCCATCCTGTCGTTGGAAAGCGTAGAATCGTTCCAACTGTATATCCACCTGTAAATACGCCACCCGTAATTACCCCATTAATTATGGTATTGGTTGTGGCTGGATTAATTCCAAGATATGCCCAATAGCTAGATGTAATGTCATTGCCGGTTTTGTTATCATAAACACCAATACTAGCATTAGGAATGGATATTACTGAATTAGATGTATCACCTGTTCCACGAGTTATAACGCTTAAGACGTTGTAAAATTGACTATAATCGGGCAACCTATATATGAAGCCGCTTGTGCCCGCCAATGGTGCTAGATAGGAATATGAGTTAAGATCACAGAAGATCTTGCCACTCGTAATAGGACAGGCATTAGGAGTCGCCTCCATTGTTGCCGCCGATGAGTAATAATGCGTGAGTGTGATACTTGCAGTATCAGCCAGGAACTTGATGTTGCTGGTGCCCACCCATGCGTAATGCTTGACCGGGCTGCTGACCATCTGTCCTTGACTGATCGCATACAAAAACTGTCCGACAAAATCAATCGAGCCAGTCTTCACCAGCGGTGGCTGAACCCATGTACCGCCAATGCCGCCGGTGCGTTTGCAGAAGACAATCGGTACGGTATCGCCAGCCTGTGCAACCACCTGTTGCTTAGCAATCTCGGCCTGTGGTTTCTTGCTTTTCTGAACTGCAGCATCATTACGAGAAGAACTATTACCTATTTCTGCTGCTGGTTCAGGCTTTGCCACATCAGAAGCACTAACCGGACCAAATCCTTGAGTGTATTGTCCATGTATTTTGCGGAATTGAGATGTTCCTTTGTAATAAGGATTTGGCGCAATATTGACCATCACCCTGCCTCCTGCTTGCGGTATTGCTGAATGGCTTGAGCGATCAATGGCATAGGTGCCACAAACTGAGCATTATCGAGCAGCTTTACGCAGCAATCACCACAAAGGTGTTCGCCATCCTGCGTGACATAGATCACCACACCATCAGTCAACCTCATAATCACATCATCATGCACAGATCCATCAGCGCAGGTCGCGGTCACGCCAATAGCAAGGATGGTTTCTGTCATTGCCCTTGCTGACGGATCAACATGTCTGCAGTGATTTTACGGGTAGGCACCTGTGGTTTCAGCTTATTGATGGCAGGATTCACCTTCCAGTTCACCTGATCGTCGCTGACGCTTGCGCCTTCAATGCTGCCAATGTAGCGGCTGATCAACTGGGCACTGGCGCCATGAAATGAGTCTTGGCCAGCGTTCTGGATGTAGAGCGAGGCGATCACCAGGTTGTCGGCGGCAATGGCAGTATCAGTGATGTCCACCAAGTCGGCGGTGGCCGCTGCATCAATGCTCAGATCATTGATGCTGGCTGCAGCGGTTGAGCCAAAGCCATTCACATCAAACGCCAAATAGGCATAAGTACCTGCCACGCTGGCATCCACACTCAGCGTCTGTGCCTCTTGGTAGAAGTTCTGCCACTGCCGCGTTGGTGTGCGCAGGCCGCCTGACTCGACGTTGGTGCGGTCGGCGTAATACTCAAGGAAGCACATGATGTCGTAAGCAGCCATCAAGCCATCCCCAGCGCACTGCGCACGCCAATGTCATTGCGAATCAGGTCCAACGTCTGCTGCACACCGAACTGCACAGCCTGGCCGAGATCCTGCGTGGTCACATAATTCGTGCCATTCATCTGCGTGACGGGTCCAGTCTGGATGCTCACATTTGCGGTGCTTGGCATTACGACACCACCTTCAGCGAACCGGGGGATCGCAGCAGCACCACGGCGCCCAGCCATCCAGTTGGCGGCAAACCCTGCGGCCTTGGATTGCGGCACGATGTACTCCGGCTCACCGCCTTCGCCAACCATGGCCACGGTCGGGCCGGTGACCATGCCGCCCTCAGCGAACCTAGGCAAGGTGACGCTAGGGATCTGGGGGATGGTCGGCAACTTCAGAGCAGCCAAGGCGCGGTTAGCACCGGCGATCATGTTGTTCAGCGCCGAGATCGCGCCATTGATGCCGCGCTCAATGCCGCCGATGATGCCGTTCACGATGCCCTTGATCATGTTGGCCGCAGCGGTAAAAGGTGCCGCAAGCGCCTGAGCCAAGCCAGAGAACAGCGACTTGATGCCATCAACCATGGCTTTCAGGGCATTGGCTACCGGATCGATGAAGACGATCTTGAAGCCTTGTGCGGCCTGCGTCAGCACCTGACCGATCGCTTGGAACGCTTGGCCGATTTTGTCACGGAAGGCGTAGATGGCTACGCCAGCAGCTACCAGCAGCGCAACCCAGCCGACCGGCCCGCTAAAGATCGACAGCAACAGTTGTCCAAACGGCGCCAGTGCTGCCATCAACGGCGCGATCGCACCAGCCCAGCCGGCGATCAGAGCCGGGATGCTTACCAGCGCAGCAGCGATGCCGGTGAACAGCGGGCCGATCAGCGTGAGCACCGAGATCAGTGCAGTGATCGCAGGTGCCAGCACAACAAACGCTGCAGTCAGTCCACCCATGATCGCCACAATGTTCTGCAGCGGAGCAGGCAGCCCGGCGAACCATTGCGACAAGCCAGCCAGTCCCTGCGCAAGCTGCGTGATAAAAGGGAGCAGCGCCGTGATGGCTTGGTTAAATGGGCCGGCGATCGATCGCGCGACAGCATTAAGCGCATCGTTGAACTTATCGGCTGCCTGTGCCATCTGCGTGTCGATGGTGGCAGCATATTGCTCAAGCGCAGGCCGCCCTTGATTCAGCATTGGAATCAGGTTGGCGCCAGATTTACCGAACAACTCCATCGCCAGCGCAGTCTTCTGCGCGCCATCAGGCATCTTCTGGAACTTATCCGCCAGGTCGAGCATGATCTGATCCATGCCGCGAATCTTGCCCTGCGCATCGGTCGAGCTGATGCCGATGCTTTTCAATGCTTCATTAGCTTTCGAGGCCGGATCAACCACGCCCCGAGCCAACTTGCCCATGGCCTTGGAGACTTCCTCCACGCTGCTGCCACTATCCTTCGCAGCCGCGCCAAACTTGCTCAGGTTTTCAACGCTCACACCAGTGCGCTGACTGAGATCGTTCAGGTTGTCAGCCGTATCAATGGCACGCTTGCCCAGTGCCGTCAGGCCAGCAATGCCAGCAGCAGGCAGCAGTCCACCCAATGCACTGCCAACACCACCAGCGATACCTTTGAGCCGACCAAGTGCGCCAGCCGTTTCACCGGCTTGCTTCTCAGTGCCGCCAAGCGCCTTGTTCAGGCCAAGAATCTCAGTGATGCCATCGACCGTGGCCTTGATCTTGACGGCCGCATCCATGTTCAGTGCCATGGCTACTTGCTCTTTTCGTGAACGGCCTGCAGGATCTCGCCCTCAATCACCTGGATGTCTTCCAGCATGGTGGCGAGATCGTCTTCTCCGTACAGTCTAAAGGCCAGTTCAACCGCTAAATAGTCCAGCCCAATCAATCCAGCTGGACCGCTGCGCCATTGCGTCTGACAGCGCAGAAACATGGTGACAGCAGGCCAAGCATCAGGCTCAACCTCGAAATACTCCGGCTGCTTCGGCAGATCAATGTCTAAACCGAAGGCTGCTGCATCATCGGCGGTCTGGTCAATAACGCCGCCCTTGACCCAATAACGCGCAGCCTCGATCAGTTTTTTGTTTTCTTGCCGGCGATGCTCTCGAAGTAAGCCTCGATGATCGATCCGGCCAAGCCAGGCACATTCAGCAGTTCCGTCTTGCTGGTCTTGCTGTAAGGCACTTCCTCGCCTTCGTCATCAACAATTCCATCCCAACCAGCCAACACTTCATCAGCAATCGAGATGTCGCTAATGTCGCCCTCAGCAGCTTCACCCTTTTCTGCTGCTTTGATCCGCGCCTGAACCTCCGTCTGGATCTCGTTGATCCTCGACTGAGGTAGCCGGTTGAACTCCGCATCAAACGATTGGCGCTCATATTTGCCGCCATCGGTAGGAACGCGGAAGCTGACCGGCCACTTGTAGGTCGCGGACTGCTTTAGGACAAACGCCATGCAGTGATCAGGTGTAAACGATGCTCACTTCATCATTGCCCGAAGTGGTCGGAACTGCAACCACCGGGATCGACAGCATCGTGATGCCGTCCTGATCGTCGTAGCTCACATCGCCTAGGTCGATGGTGCTGCTGCTCACCGTGATGATGTTGCCGGCTGCAGTGCCGTGAGTGAACTGCAGGTTGCCAAGGCTGCTATCGGAGGTGGCGGCGCTGAAGTAGTTCTTGGTGGCCAGTGCCACAGCCTCGATCATCACGGTGCCGCTCAGCTTGCGGTCGGTGATCAGAACCTCCTTGGTGCAACCCACCAGCTCGCGGTAGGCAACCTCATTGCCAAGATCCAACTCAACCGACTGCAGACAACCTGCGTAGCTGAGCAGTTGGAAGCTGGTGGTGTTGCCGTTCTTGAAGACCAGCGGCACAGCTTGGTTGCTGTAGGTCGCGCTCGGCAGAGCCGTATCGGTTGGAGCGTTATAGATCCCGGTCATCGTGAACTCGATGTAGGGGATCTCACCCACGGTGCCATTCAGCGTGAAGGTGCCGCGGCAGCCAGTCAGCTTGTGCCGTACACCATCCACGTTGTAGTAAATGGTGACCGAGCTGAAGCTGCTACTCACCGGCGCATAGGTGACGCTCACGCCGGCCGAGACGGTCTCGCTAAAACCGCAAGCCTTCAGGATGCTGCCATAGGCAGGAGCCGTACCAACGGAACCACTACCGGCCAACTCGACTTGGAAGGTAACCTCGACTCGGGTATTGGCCAGCAGCGTCTGAGCAGCGCCCAGATAAGGGCGCACCAGCTCACGCTCTACCGTGTCACTCTGCAGCGGAGTGATCTCAAGCTGACGCACCAGGATCGCGTCGGTGCCGGCCGGGCTGCTATCGGTGCCGTAGGTGGTTTCAGCCTTGGCCAGCAGCAGGCGCTTCCGGGTCAGCAGAGCCATCGCTCAGATCCTCAAATTCAGGTTCGGAGAGTGTTACCGGCTCTGTCCGCTCGATGAGCTTCCGCTTGCCGGTTTTGAGGTTCAGGAGGTAAGTGCCGCCCTGACCGTGGTATTCATCAATCATGATAGCCCTCATGCACTGGCGAGATTAGTCACACTGGTGCGATACCTGACCAGGTAATCACAGCTGATCACACCAGCAGGTTGGTCCGCTTCCATCAACTCAAAGTTGACCGACTGCGGCTGCACATCAATGGCATAACCGCCAAGCGTTAGATCCGCCATAATCTTGCTGTGCAGGCTTTCAACGATCGGATCAGCCACCTGATCTGGCACCGCACCACGCACGATCACAGCCACCCGCACAGTGAGAGACCAATCAAGCGTTGGCAGGCTGGTGTTTTGCTGCGCTGAATCATTGATCGGCTCGATCACCAGCGCCGGACTTTCGCCGCGTGCCAGTGGTTCCACCCTGCTGCGATAGATCCTGGTGCTCACGCCAGTGGTGCCCACCAGCGCAGTGGCAACAGCAGCCAAGATCGATTCGCGGCGTGTGGTCATGTCTTCTGAATCCCGATCTGAACGAAGCTGCCATCATCGATCAGCATCACCTCGCGCACGGTGTAAGCAACACCAGCAACAGTGATGGCACTGCCGCGAAGCAGACTGCCGAAGTCTGATGCCTTAGCCGTCAGGGTGTAGTCAGTGCTCAGCACCATGCCATTGGCCAGCACTTGACTAGGCATGTCCAAGATGCCCAGTGCCGTCACAGCGCCAGCGGTGCAGCTGACGCCAAAGTCATCCAAGAAAACGCCGAGGTCTTCAGCCAGCGCCATCGGCCTTCACCTTGCGCGATGCTTTCGGCTTCACGTCTTCAGCTGGTGCATCAACAGCCCGACCGATACGGATCAACTCGGTCGCCACGTTGGAATCCAGCTCATAAATCTTGCCAGCCTCAAGGAACTCACCCTGAGCAGCGCAGTCAATCGAGATAAGAACCTTCATAGATAAAAAAGGGGGCGGTTGCCCGCCCCCACTCCTCATCAGGTGGTGATGTCCAGGATGGCAGCAAAGCTCTTGGGATCGCGCACGGCCACGTCGTAGGAGACGATGCCGCGAACGCTGGTCAGAGCCTTGGAGAAGTCATCGCTGTCTTCACCCACGGTGATCTCGAGACCATTGCCCCAGAAACCAACCATGGCCTGGCTGAAGTCACCCATCACAAGCGCGGAGCAAACGCCGCTGCTGGTGCCCTTGGTCAGGTTGCTGGGAACCTGGTTGGTGGCGGCCAGAGGATAGCCGTTCAGGGCAGCAGGGGTTTGATAGCGGCCGAGAGCGGCGCCATCCACGTTGAACAGGAAGGGACCATCGCCAGTGGTGGAACCACCAGCACGCAGCTTCTTCAGAGCAGCCAGCACCTTGTAGTTGGTGACATAAGCAACGTTGTCAGGGTTGACAGCGCCGTTCACGTTCATCACAGCAGCTTCCAGATCCACCACTTTCTCAAGGGTGATGGCGCCACCGTTGGTGCCCATGGCCACCGAGCCGATGCCGGAGGTCTGCATGATGCCGGTGGGCTGACCGGAAGAACCGGAGCCGTTCAGGATGCCCAGATCAATGGCAAGGGTAATGCCATCGGTCAGGTCGCGACGCACCAGCTCCTCGATGCCAGGGGTGCCCTGCAGCAGGGTCTGGCGGCTGTACTTGGACAGGGCGGCCAGGTTTTTCGGAGTCATCGTCACCTGGTCAAAGGTGGACTCCGACTGGGTGATCGCGGTGGTCTGGGTGCTCAGGTAATAGGTGGAAGCAACAGCAGAGCGACGGGGAATCGCCACGTTGCCTACCAGGCCGGGCAGGGTGCGGACGCCCAGGTTGAGCATCACAGCTTGGTTGCGCAGGAACTCGATGAACTGGTCAGCGAGCAGATCAGTAGCAACCAGGTTGCCGCCGGTGGTGGCGCCACTGGTCACATAGGTGGCACGTTGAGCCAGAGCACCGAAGGGAACAAAGAAGCTGCGCTCGGTGGTTTTCACCAGACCAGACTTCTCGACCTCCTTGCTCACCTCACGCACCAGGCCAGCCTCGCGGCTAGACCAGTCGCCGGTCAGCATGGCGCGGATGCCAGCGGTGATGCTGTAATCAGCACGCTCTTGCAGAGGCATGTCGATCGGTGCCACGGTTTCGATGGGCTTGGCGCCCAGCTTGTCGAGCACAACAGCACGGGCTTCGTCAATCGAGCGGCCAGACTCAACGAGCTGACGGCCCAGGTCGGCCATGCCGTGCTT